AAATACCAGATAGTTCAGATACTATTATTATTAATTACGACATTCTAACCAAGCATAAAGAAACCATTTATAACCGCTTTTGGGATGTTGTTATTATGGACGAAGCTCACTACATTAAAAATCCAAAAGCTAAAAGAACAAAGGTTGCTGTAGGCATTAAATCTAAACGTAAGATAGTCCTAACTGGCACTCCCATAACTAACAGACCTATAGAATTACAACCGATTGCTGGTTATCTTGACCCTGAGACATTTGGTAATTTCTTTAGATTTGCACACAAATTTGCAGGCGCATATAGAGATAAGTTTGGTTGGCACTACGATGGCGCTTCTAATTTAGATGAATTACAAAGATTATTGCGTCAATCCTTTATGATTCGTAGAAAAAAAGACGAAGTATTAAAAGAATTACCTGAAAAAATAAGACAAACAATATTGCTGCCAAGCAACAAATATAAGAATGAGATGAAAAAAGAATTTGCATCACTAGCTGATGCAGCCAAAGAAACATCAACAAAAGATATAGATTTTGAAAAAATGTCTGAGGTTAGACATGAAACTGCACTGAAAAAAGTGCCTGATGTAATTGACCATCTCACTGAGATAAATCATCAAGTAGTGGTTATGGCGCATCATAAAAATGTCGTAGATGGCATAAAACAAGGGCTTGAAGCCACAGGTAAAACGGTTGTCACGTTAACCGGAGACTGCAATCAAACTCATAGGCAAAAATCCGTGGATACATTTCAGGCTGGAAAAGCAGATGTTTTTATAGGCACTATTGGCGCTGCGGGTGTTGGAATAACACTAACCAAAGCAAGTCATGTGGTTTTTGCAGAGTTGGATTGGGTTCCTGGCAATATGTCACAGGCAGAGGATAGATGTCATAGGATAGGACAAGATAACTCTGTTTTAGTGCAACATTTAGTGGTTGATGGTTCGATAGATGCTAGGCTTGCCAAGGTTTTAGTTAAAAAACAAAAAGTTTTAGATAAAACTTTAGATAATTTGATATACTAATTTTGTCACTATGACAATCAGATAGTCTGGTTGTTGGTCTAACTTAGGAGGACTGTAGGATGACAACACACTTTACAAGCGGAGTAACCAATGTTTCTGCTGATGGAACATTAGGTAAACTAAAAGCACCTGCACCGCATAAATATCATACATATTTTAATGATTTTGATACTTATCTAGCGAGCGATTGGACAATTACAACAACTGAAGATGGCACAGGATCAGCGACAGAAGCTTTAGCTGATGGTGATGGCGGTCTTTTGTTAGTAACCAATGCTGCTGGCGATAATGACAATGATTTCTTTCAATTGGTAAAAGAAGGCTTTAAGTACGAAGCTGGCAAACAACTAGCGTTCAACATGAGATTCAAAACCAATGATGCAACGCAAACTGATATTGTTGCTGGCTTACAGCTTACGGACACATCTCCGTTAGACGTAACCGATGGCATTTTCTTTCTAAAATCAGACGGATCAACAACTGTCACTTTGATCGTCGAAAAAGATAGTACTCAATCTACTTTGGATTTGCCTACTGCATTGGCTGACGACACTTTCATGACGATAGGATTTGTATATGAGCCTAAAGATCAAAAGTTTCACGTTTTCCAAAACAATGTATTGGCTGGAACAGTTGTTAGCACAAACGTACCAGATAATGAAGAATTAACCGTTTCATTTGGCATACAAAATGGTGCTGCTGCTGCAAAAACTTTGACTGTTGATTATATCGGCGCTCATAAAGAACGCACTGCGGTAACTGAACTATAATAGGAGTTGAGACATGGCTGATGCTGTAGCTTCACAAACTATTCAAGATGGTGAGCGTAACGTAATTATGCGGTTCACTAACGTGTCTGATGGATCAGGGGAATCTGCTGTTGTAAAGGTAGATGTATCTGCCTTGGCCGCAAACTCGGCTGGACAAGCTTGCACTGAAGTCGCTATTCAAAGGATTTATTGGGCTACCGTTGGTATGTCCGTTAAATTGGATTTTGATGCCAGTACAAATGTTTTGCTAGTCGGTTTGCCTGCTGATTCGACGGGTGATGAATATTACGATAATTTTACTGCTATCCCAAATAATGCTGGATCAGGTAAAACAGGTGATATTCTTTTCACTACCACTGGACACTCTAGCGGTGATACTTACTCAATTATTCTGGAAATGATTAAAAAGTACGATTAAAGGTAATATAAATTATGTCATTTCGTAGTCCGTTTAAAGGAATGGATCAAAACTTTTCTAATATGGATGTAGGATTGCAAGGTCTTTTATCTAAATTTAGGTTTGATAATCAAGGTCGTCCAGTTTTAGATGTCAGTGGTAATTTAAAATTATCTAAAGCAGGTCAAGCACAATTAGATAGGCAAAGAGCTAGACCTCAAAGAAGGACAGTTACTTTAGCAAGTACTCCTCATCCCTTTAGCGGCATAAGTAGTATTGCTATGAATATGGCTAGATCACAAGGGTTAAGCGGAGGCAGCACACAAGCTTCTCCGTTTACCCCTAATTTAGGTGGTTTCGTGCCAAAGTTTAGATTGAAAGCTCAACCATCTATGTCAACACCTGTTATGCCTGCTATGCAAAAACAAGCTGGCATATTAAGCATTTTGCCAAGAATGAATAGGTTTGGTTCAGGTGAAAGCGTAATGCAGGGGATGATGTAAACATGGCTAAAGAAAAATTAAACAAAGTAATTAAGGGCTTGAAAAAAGCAAGCAAGCTACATGCTCAACAAGCAAAAATTTTAAGCTCTATAGAAATGAAAAAAGGCGGTAGCGCTTCAAAGATACCGGATAATGTTGCAAATCCATCCTTGTATTCAAAAGCCAAAGCAAAAGCTAAACGTAAGTTTGATGTTTATCCGTCAGCCTATGCTAATTCTTACATGGTTTCTGAGTACAAGAGAATGGGAGGAAAGTACAAAGGTGCTAAGAAAGCTGAAGGTGGTGAGGTTAGTTTAAAACCAATACCAAAAGAAAATAAAGGTCTACCAAAATTACCTCAAAAAGTAAGAAACAAGATGGGTTTTATGGCAAAAGGCGGCAGTGTTATGGTTCAAGCGCGAGGGTGTGGCGCTATGATGGATAGCAAGCGTAAAAAAACCAGAATACCTAAAAGCTGATGAAAAAGAAAAAAGATCCCAAAGTAGGCACAGGTAAAAAGCCAAAAGGATCTAATAGAAGGCTTTACACCGATGAAAACCCCAAAGATACTGTTAGCATCAAATTTGCAACCATGAAAGATGCTGATGCAACCGTAAATAAAGTCAAAAGAATTAAAAAGCCATTTGCAAGAAAGATACAAATACTTACAGTTGGCGAGCAAAGAGCTAAAGTTATGGGTAAAACTGGTATAGCTAACGTGTTTAAAAGAGGCAAAGATGCTATTAGGAGACAGCATGGCAAAGCCTAAAGGTGGTCTTACTGAATGGTTTAAGCAAGATTGGGTAGACATCGGCGCGCCAAAAAAAGGTGGTGGCTTTGCTAAATGCGGTCGCACTAAATTAAAAGCAGATCAAAAAAGAAAATACCCAAAGTGCGTACCAGCCGCTAAAGCTGCTGGAATGTCAAAATCACAAATAGAATCAGCCGTAAAACGAAAAAGAGCAAAAAAACAAGGTGTAGGCGGTAAGCCAACAAATGTGAAAACCATACTGAAAAGTGGTGGTGGTAAAGTAATAACACGATCAAACATGGGTTTGTTTGGCAGAGTCTAAGGAGTAGTTATGTTTAAAAAAACTAAAGGTTATTCAATGAATAAGAAATCCAAGGGTGGCGCAATGATGCGCAAATCCAAGGGTGGATCAATGATGAAGAAGTCTAAAGGTGGAGCTATGATGCGCAAATCTAAAGGCGGTTCTCTCATGAAAAAATCTAAAGGCGGCTCTATGATGCGCAAGAGCAAAGGCGGTTCGATGATGCGCAAAAGTAAGGGCGGTGCTATGAATAAAAGATCAAGGAAAAAATAAAACCGGAGAAAAATTATGTATCTTATAAGTAATATTCCCCATTTCAAATGTTGGGTGAGAAGGGAATTTACTCACAATCATGAGCAATATCATGATGAGTATCTTCATGCTTTAGCTATAGCTGTAAATACTATCCCTGATAGATCACTTAGCTTTCAAGTCGTATTTACAGGTTGTGAATCCGATTGTAATGATTGGGAAGAAGGCAACATACACGGTGGTGCTATGTGGGCTAGGATGCCAATAGAGGGCTTGGTTTTTGATATGCCGTTAGAGGATTTTCCAAAACCAATGGAAGATCATTTAGCGCAGCCTTGGGATTGTGAATCAAGAAATCACTCTGTAATTGTGATGGATAGAGTGAGTTCATCACCGTGGATTGCAAAGATTAACGGTGAATTCTATCAAGCCAAATATTTATTTACCGTTGACTACACAGATTCACATATTGCAGACGATCCTGCACAACACAAGCAAAGTCATGTATTATATATTACTGAAGATTGTGAATGGAAAGGCAATATGGTTGCTTTACCTAACAACCGAGTAAGGGCAACGAGTCCAGCGCTATGGGTTACAGGTGAAGGCGCACCAGATTTTAAACCATCGCAATGGGCGCATAGCGCGGAAGGACATGAAAGTTATTTAGACCCAGCGATAACTTTCAATAATTTATACGAGGATTGAACATGGCTAAAATGACAGAAGCAGCTACAAAAAAGATGATTAAAGAGTTGAAAATGGCTTCTCGTTTACATGCAGGTCAAGCTGCACGGCTAGAAAAAACATTACAAAAAACAAAGAAAGCTAAAAACTAATGGCACTTTCAGGCAGTAAAGATTTTGAACCAGATGTAGCGGAGTACGTTGAAGAGGCTTTTGAGCGCTGTGGTTTAGAAATGCGCACAGGCTATGATTTACGCTCTGCGAAAAGAAGTATCAACTTGATGTTAGCTGAGTGGGCTAATCGAGGTTTAAACCAGTGGACCATCAAAGAAAAAGATGTGGCTATGGTTAAAGACACAGCAACGTATAATATTGATAGCACTAACGCT